TGATCAGAAGACAGCACTGAACAAGATTAACAACGAAGGCATCATGAGCGAAAGTGACTATAAGACACTTAGCGAAGCAATCAATGAACTTGACGGTAACTTAGGATCAAAGCCACTAGAAACATTTGAAGCAGTCTACAAGAAGTTAGCAGCCGTAGATCCACGGTTTGTACAAGAGATCATAGACCCAATGTACGAGCGTATTACCAAGCAGCAGAGGCAGCGTACTGTAAAAACTAGGGAAGGTAAAACCAAAGAGGCGCGAGTAGCACCTGTACCTTTTAGCAACGCTAAGATGCAAAGTATCTTTAATGTTAATAACCCTGCTGAAGGTGGTAACTATATAGATCTAGACAGCAAACAAGATTTAACTGGAAATACTTACCAGGGTGGCTCTATTAAAATTGTAAATGGTAAACCTACGTTAGAAACATCTGATGTACAGGTAGAACCAGGCACTAAACAAGACGGTGGCGTCAAAATCAAAACTAACTTGTTCAAGCAGAAAGCTGGATGGAAATGGGTTGATTATGATGGCCCAGAAACAATTGTGTCTACAGAAGCACGGGGCAAACACCATTATTCTCTGTCTAACAGCTTTGATGTACCTGTAACCTTACAAACATATCCAAAGCAGACTAGTGAGCCTAGATTAAGGCCTACAAGCCAAGGTGAAATCGAGTTAGGTGAGCAAATTGGAACTATCTTAGTTAGAGGTAAACCTCACCCTGTATATGACCAAGTACGAGTTGTTAGCCCTGTTTTTAATAAGTTTTTACAAACAGGTTCAGATAATATTGATATATTTAGACATGTACTTAATGAAGACACAGAGTACGCTGCCCGTACAGTTAAAGCAGCAACACAAATTGCTGACGGTAAAGATGCAACAGAGATAGTTGATCCATCTACATCAGAGGAGTTAACTGCTGTTCGTAAGGGTATATACAATAAAACACAGACATTATTAAAAGACCAGCCAGATGAAATGATTGTATATAGGATAGGTGAAACACCAAGTGGTGAGGTAAAGTCCTTTACAACAAATCCTAATTACAAAGCTACACTAAATTTACCTTGGGTAGAAGGTGTAGGTAATTTACAAGCATACACGGTTAAAAAGTCTGACATATTAGGATCACCAGATATAACATCACGCGGCCCAATCGGGGAAAATGAAATAATAATTAATGTAGACAGTGTAACACCTACAGACATCCTAACTGCAAAAACTAAAGAGCAGAGAACTGTAGCCGTTCCACCACAATTTGGATCTACAACAGATGTTGCTCTTGATACTAACCTTAACAATTCATTCACAATGGCCCGTGACAAAGTATACAACAAAGGCCGCGATTTCAAATTAGACCTCCAGGCAAAATCACTTGAAGCACAAGAACGCGAAGGTATAGACCTTAGTACCCTTGATGACGCAAACATTGATCGCTTGGCTGACTTTGCTTTTACTGATGCACTTGAAGCATTAAAAGACAATCAAAACGCAATTGGATGGTATGGTCGCACAGTTGATCAGGCTCTTAAAACAGTTGCTGAGTTGCATCCAGAAGTTCTTACAGACCCAAAAGCTAAAATGCAGTTTATATGGGCTACAGCCGTTACATCAAACGGATTAAAAGTAGATAAGAACTTTGAACTAGCACTCGATGTTTACGAAACACTTAAAGAAACAGGTCGTTTCCCTACAGACGCCGGTATAGGACAAGCAGCCAAAGGTATTAACTTTGGATTAGGCCAATACCATACAATGTTAGATAAGTTTAACAGGCTGTCTAATTCTGACGATGGTGCACATGCACTTTTAGCTGATTTTATGGACTCTAAATTTCCTCTCAAACAACTTGAGAAAGAATATGATGTAAAGATATCAGGCGAAGGTAAAGACACACTAATACGTGGTGCAGCCATTTTAGGGCCAAAGATCGGCGGTGGTTTCTACTCAAATCTATATGGTAAGTTTGACGAGCTAACTATGGATCGCTGGTTAATGCGTACTGTAGGTAGATGGCGCGGTGGTCTAGTTAATATCAATAAACCAATGATCAAAAAGAAAACTACTGAGATCAAAGGTATGATGAAAAGTTATGACCTAAAGCCATTTAAACCACTGTTTATTAAAGCCCCTATAAAACCTACTAAGAACATGTCAAAAAGTAAAGTTGAACAGTTATCAGAGGCTATTGCAAAGCTATCTATGGATAAAGAGTGGAGAAAACAGATAAATGCAATACCAGGTGGCCCAGAATTACGAAAAGCCGGTAATGCTTTGGCTAAATATCTTGATGGTCAAGTGGAAGCCCCTGCTGGCCCAAAAGAGCGTAACTTTATACGAGCAGTTTTTGCCCAGACTTTAGATCGTTTAAATGACTCGCCAGAATTAAAAGCAATATCTAATGAACCAATAACAATGAGTGACTTACAGGCTCTCATGTGGTATCCTGAGAAACGTCTGTATGATACAGCAAAGCAAAAAGATGGAGAAAGCCGTGGTTACAAAGATGACGAAGCCCCAGACTACGCCAATGCTGCAAGAAAAGCAGTCGCAAATAGATTGGAGCGTTCTGGACAAGGAAATCGATTGGGATCTCTTGGACGAACTGGATCTCCAGGAGGAGGGTCAGCACCTACCAATGCAGGATTACCAGGGGCAACAAGACAAGGCATCCTCGGTCAATTCTTCGGAGGAGGACAAAGGAATGCTGCGCCAAAAAATAATGATAGATCCCAACCAGTATCCGAAGCTGAAATAAGAGCACAGATACCTGTTGTACAGGCTGTATTCGAAATTGGCAAAGAAGGCTCTGAGTACGAAAATGGCATAAGAGACTTTGGTGCAATATTAAATCTTGCTAAAGCATATAGTATAATACCAAAGTTATACCGATCTTTTAAAGATATGGAAAAGGCTGACCCTACTATTACAGAGGGCGCCCTTGGTGTTTACAACCCAAACAATCGAGAGGCTATGGCAATAATGCCAGGTGGCGTAGATGCGTTTGGTGGTACTGTAAGTGGCCTAGCGTCTCTTTCGTATATGACACATGAAGTTGCACATGGTATAGCTGGGTCTGACATAGACACAAACCAGTTTATGGGTGATAAATTTGTATTTAACTACTTAACTAACCAAGACGACACAGCCGGTATAAATAGCCTGGAAGCTGTGTTTGGTGATTTAGTTAACACACCAAATGATGCACGATCTCAGAATAAAATCATTGCAGAGATGTTAGCAGTCCAAAAGAACCTAACGTTTAGAGATCCAGATACAGGACAAGTGTTACCTCTACGCCAAACTAAATCACTAATGGACTCTTATAATGCCGGACAACGTAGGGCAAAAGCCAACGGTGTAAGAAGCGAGCAGTTTAATGAAGATGTAAAAGCGTTTGAAAAACAAATAATAGACCAACGTAACTACGAACAGTCTATTCCAGAGTTAACTGTAAATGCTCTACAAGTTGCTATGATGCATCCAAAGATAATGAAGAAAGTTGCACCTAACACTTATAAGTTAGTAAAGCATCTTTTTGATAACTCTAAGAACAAAAGTGGCATCAAGTTCTTTAACCATTCGTTAGCAATGGCAGTTGCCGTCATATTGGCAATGATGGCCCGTAGTGAAGAACCACCTGAAGAAGAGCAGCAACCCCTGCCCCCAGGCGCACTTAGCCCTGCACCAGGCATATTAGCTGCATAGTAAAAGTACAAAAGTAAGGCTCCAGAGATGGGGCCTTATTACATTAAGGAAGCAAAATGATAGTAAAAACAGCATACGACTTAGTACCTTACCTGGATGCTATTGAGAAAGTGAAATCGTCGTCTTTATTAAGCAAAGATCAGCGATCGCAAATACTACAAGAGATGGACAAATCATTTATTGACATAGTCTTTTGTCAGCAATGTCCACTAACTCACGCAGTAATCAAAAGTATCATAGGAGAAACAAATGGGAGCACCCAAAAACCCACGACCAAAGTCGCCAAAAAAAGAACTGAAGTATCCGAAAAAAGCAGTGCCAAAAGAGAACAACTACTTCACAAAACTAATGCAAACGGAGGAAGGCAGAGCACTCCGAAAACAGTGGTCAACGAAAAAACGTAAGAACCCTGGTCGGCCACAAGGTACACCAGATGGTTATACTCTTGAGGCCATAACACCAATACGAAAACAAGCAAAAGCAGATGCTGAAAGGATCGTAGCTATTATGGCAAAAGATAATGAAATAGATGACGTGTACGCAGTTGAGGCACTAAAAGCAGCAGTTGAAATTATGCGTGAGCCTGGTCAGAACCGTGACCGGCTAACAGCAGCACGAATGGTCTTAGATTTTACAAAGACTAAACCGGCAGCAAAGAGCGAAGTTACCATTGGTAAAGCAGAAGCATTCTTGGAGTCGCTCTTAGTAAGTGACACAGAGGAAGAGCAAACCGACGATGGAACCAAAACTTAAAGAGATACGCCGCAAGCTGTATGACGAATTTGACTTCTACAGTAAGTCAGCTCTCAAGATCCGAACAAAAGACGGAGACATCCGAAACCTAAATCTCAAGCCAGCACAGCTGCTACTACAAGATGCTGTAGATAAACAAATGGCTGCTGAAGGTAAGGTGCGTGTGATTATATTGAAAGCACGGCAGCAGGGTCTATCTACATACGTTGGCGGCTACCTTTACTTTAACGTTTCGCAGCGCAAAGCATGTAAAGCGATGGTTGTAACCCATCACTCTGACAGTACCAGGGCGCTCTTTGATATGACAAAGCGCTACCATGAGAACTGCCCAGAGCTGCTAAAACCACACACTAAATACTCATCCAGGCGAGAGCTGACATTTGATGTGCTCGACAGCTCATTTGTTGTTGCTACAGCCGGTGGTGAAAGTATTGGTCGTGGTGAAACACTGACACACGTACACGCTTCAGAACTTGCGTTCTGGCAAAAGTCTACTGCCCTAGAGAACTGGAACGGGATGACACAAGCTGTCCCTAACAAGAAAGGCACTGCTATATTCGTCGAGAGTACAGCAAACGGTGTCTCAGGTATCTTCTATGATCTTTGGAAAGGCGCTGTAGATGGCACCAACGGCTATGTGCCAGTGTTCATACCTTGGTTCATGGATCCAGAGTATCGTGAGACTGTGCCTAGTAACTTTGAGATTACACCAGAAGAAACAGAGCTATCTAAGAAGTACGACCTAGACAACGAGCAGCTAATGTTTCGTCGTCGAAAGATCGCACAGAACGGCATTGAACTCTTCCAACAAGAATATCCAGCAGAGCCAAACGAGGCCTTTATTTCAACTGGTAGACCAGTGTTTAATCCACAGACACTACAAGAAAACCTAGAAGAAGCACCTGATCCAAAACAGCGTCTTGCCCTTGAAGGTGACGATTGGCTCGAGAACGTGCGTGGTGAACTTACGCTCTACAGGACATTAGATCCTGGTGAGAAGTACACCATTGGTGCAGATGTCGCTATGGGTGTTCGTGGTGGTGACTACTCAGTAGCCCAGGTACTCGACAGTAAGAAACGCCAGGTTGCAACATACCGCGCCCAGGTACACCCCGATTACTTTGCTACCGTCTTATACAGATTAGGTGAGTTCTTTAACTTTGCTTACATTATTGTTGAGAACAACAGCCACGGTATTCTTACGTGTACCAGGCTTGGTAAAGACATGGCATACCCTAATTTCTACACTGAGATCCAGGTAGACAAACTAACTGACAAAGAGACTGTAAAACTAGGTTTCACTACTACCTCCAAAACCAAACCCCTGATTATAGACGAACTAAGGGCAGCGGTACGGGAGAAAAAGATTACACTAAACGACAAAGTCACTATCCGAGAAATGCTTACATACATTGTTAATAACAACGGTGGGATGGAGGCAGAAGCTGGATGCTTCGATGACTGCGTAATGAGTTTGGCCCTAGCTAATCACATCCATGAGGGTGCCTGGGAACCAATAGATGCAGTCGATGAATTTTACATTGAGATGGTTTAAAAAATGAAATCAGATGACTATAAAAAACTTGATGACGACCAGATCGTATCAATTGTTGACACGAACCTCAGACGTTCAATTGGCTACTATGACTCAGAGTTGTCCAGAGAACGCCGCAGGGTAATGGATTACTACGCTGCAAAGCTGCCGCGCCCAGCGCACGATGGCAACAGTAAGTTTGTAAGCCAAGATGTCTACGACGCTGTAGAAAGCATGAAAGCTGCACTCCTAGAGACTTTTAGTACAGGTAACAAAACCCTTAGATTTGCCCCACAGAACGCCGATGACGTTGACACAGCAGAAGTATGCACAGAGTACACTGACTACGTCTTACATCGCCAGAATAACCTCTTTGAAACGATGCAAACAGTCATACACGATGGCCTCATAGCTCGCGCTGGTATCGCCAAAGTTTATTGGTGCATGCAAGACGAAAGTACACTTGAGTACGTCGAGAACCTAACTGAAGAAGAGCTGGACATGGTGCTTGCCCAGGACAACGTCGAGATCGAGGAAATCGAGCAAGATGAGATGGGCCTATACAGTGGGGATCTCCGAGTAACTCGAGATACTTCCCAAGTAAAAGTAGAAGCCATAGCGCCAGAAGAGTTTCTAATTGCACCACAAGCAAAGTCCCTGGACACAGTGCCATTTTGTGCACACCGCACTAAGAAATCTATCTCTGAACTTATTGAAATGGGTTACGACCATGACTTAGTTGATAAGATATCAGACAACGAAGATACTGACTTTGACAGTGACCCAGAGATACTATCGCGCCATGACGACATAGGTGCTGACCGTGGTTTTAACTTTAGAGGC